GCCTTTTTCAAACACCAGGTCTTCAAGATGTTCAATACGTACATCTTTGGCAGATTCTACTAGAGGTCTCATGCCTTGATTTACAATACGATCTCTTAATCTTGCCAAGAAGTTTGTGTCTGATTCACCACGAGTTTCAAAAAATGGTACACCTTGATTGGCAAAATGTTCTCGGGCATCTGCTAGTTTGGCATCACGTTTGGGATCGTTAGCTAATGCTTGTATGATTGTTTCCACACTGTACAAATCATCTCGGGTAGCAGATTTGTTCAACAACAGTTTGGCAACTTTGTCAGGATCATCTGTGATCACTTGATTAGTAGCACGGTCAGCAATGCCCGCAATTTGATTCAGTTTGTAGCCCATGCTTTTGGCCATGCTATTCATCAACACATTACGATCAACGCCTTTGTACTCTGAGTTGGCAGGAGCAGTCAGTACAAACTTTGACCATGGTACATTTTTCAAGAACATGAAATCAGTCTGTACATAACCTTTGTTGGGATTACCTACTATGGGTGTTTTAAAATGCACCGCAGTACCGGTTTTTCGTATGTAGTCTTCGGGTTTGAATCCATGACTTTGTACCCACTGCGATAATCTGTGTACCAATTGTTCTTTGGTGACCAAATTGGCATCTACTGCTACATCCAAATCACCTGATGTGGGTTTGAGGCCTGTGCTGCCCAGTGTGTTGTTTTGTAGATCCAGGCCTGGCAACATTTGATCTAGCCAGGCCAAGGTAGGTTTTACATCAGTCTGATTGATACGTTGTGTCAGGGCGCGGCCGTCGCCATCTTTGAATACATTGCCGCCTTCAAATATGTTCATATGGGTGTCATCCCCAAGGTCATTAATAGTGCATCAACCTGAGGATTGTTGGTACGCTTGAATGTTTTGTCACCACTGTTGATTCGCAACATTTGACCTATCTGTTGCATTTGTGCAGGAGTGACTCCTAGCGCACGTAATCTTTGTTGCATGACTGGTTTTACGGCTGCGGCACTGGCTATACTGCTAGTGCGTGCTTGAGGATTTTTGTTTCTAATAGATTGGGCAACAGCTTGTACTCCAGCCACCGCTACTTGAAAATATTTTGCCACTGCTTGAGCTTGTTGCGGAGTGCCTCTGGCATTTACAATTTGTTCCAAAGCAGTGTTCAATTCAGTGTCAATACCCGGTAGTTCTCTAACATCATCCATTTCTATTGTTTCGCCAGTGGTTGATTCTGATGTTTTGAGATGGTTGTCGCTCCAGGATATAAAAGCATCTGCGTACTGATCTTCATCTGGCGATACAGCTTCATTAATGGCGCCTTGACGTCTTAGTGCCGCAATGGTGCTGGCATTTTTTGGATCGTTAGGATCTAATTTTTGTCCACCAATGCTGATAAGCTGATTTGAAGCTGGTGTTTTCAATGAAGTAGTTGTAACTGTGCTAGGGGTGCCAGTGAGTTGTGCGGCGCCTGCTGCACCATAGTTAGGTGTTGATGTGGTTTTTGGTGCAGGAGCGGGTGTGCTGGCAATGACAGTTGGTTCAGCTTTGGCCCAGGCCGAGACCAGACTTTGAATATATTGTTTGACTGCAGGATCTGTCTGAACTTTTTTGAGTTTGTCTTGCCAGTCAGCCGACGGTGCTTGATACTGGGGGCCAAATCCTTGCTTGCTTAATTTTTGAGAGGCGGCTTGTGCAGTTGATGCATAGCTGGGTGCTTTACCAAAAATACCAGTGGATCTATCGTAGGCTCTAGTGGCAGGATTGTTTGTGACTGCTGATGCAGCTGAACTGGCGGCACTTTTGACTGCTGGTGCAACTGCTGACGCAGTCTTGTTATAGACATTTTTAGCCCCGGTTGCAGCAGACCCAGCAACATTTTTTATGTTTTTGCCAGCCTGTTTAACTCCTCGTATGATTTCTTGGTCAGTTGGTATCATACCTTTGATAGTATTGCCCATTGTGCCTGTTTTGTTTTTAAGACTGTCCATGAACCCTTCGTTCAATGGGTGTTGTGTTAGTTCATGAATTTGCATCTGTGCGTCTCACTTGACGTGTAAATTTGCCAGGATCTCTCAGTCGAATCGCATTAATTAACTTACGTTGTAAATTATCTGCTTGTTCTGGTGTATAACTAGAGTCTATTTGTTCTAGTAATCTTATGGCACTGGTAATGATATTGGTAGCACGATTTTCAATCACATGACGTTGGTCACGCTCAATGTACATTGCATCCAACTCTTCCAAAAGACTGCGTGTTTTTTTTTGCATTTTATACCAGAACCTTTGGATTATTTATTGATTTTTTTGGTTTGGTGTGCTAAGTTATACTCCGCATACATCATTGCATATTACTAATCGTCCCTGACTGAATGTAGGAATATTCCAAGTTTTTTCAATGCCAGCAAACCAACATATGCAGTGTGCCAAATCATATTTCAATGCATTATTTTCGTGTACCATGTGTTTGAATTGTGCATTGGCCGCGGCATGGTAGTTACCGTGTCCGTATTTATGTGGATTGAAGCCAAGAAAACAACAAGGATACACATCGCCGGTGCTCGAAACATAAATTTGTTTGGTTTTTTTAACTGCACAAGATATTGGCTTTTCAACTCTATCCACTATGATATCTTCTAATAGAACTTCGTCTGTGGTTCGAGTTTTCCATAGTTTATCAAAATGCACTTCAACTGGAGTACCAATGATTCCTGAGAGTTGTTTATTTTTATCAAAGATTGGCGATTGATTTCTTCCTGTGTCCACTAATTCAAATTTTTTGAATCCCATATGTGCACTGATTTTTTCAGCAAGTTTTTGCTGGTGTTTATTGTGATCAAAATCAATCATTTTCCATATTGCCTGGCCGCCAGCGGCAATGAAAATTTCAGCATTTTTTACAACTGTATGATAAGATGTATTTTGTCTATATATTGAATGAGTATCTTCAAGACCATCAATACAGAATGCTACAATAACATCAAGTCTGGCCAATTCTTGCCAGTAATCCAGATTTCTCGCTCCTGCATTTGTACTCATGCTGATTTTTACTGTGCTTGAGCATTGTCTAAAATACCTAATAATATCAATGGTTTCTGGATTCATAACTGCATCTCCAAAATTACCATTGATCAGTATTGTTGATAACTGAGCCACAAATGATTGACAAAATATTTGTTTGGCCTCATACAATGTCATGTTATGTTCAATGTATCCATCATTGTAAGGATAACCATAAAAATTCCTTGGACATAGTGGACAATTGGCATTGCACTTTGAACTTATTTCCAAATGCAATCCAGAGATTTCAGACAAGGTATACATTATGTTGTTTTAATTTTGCCCAACAACTGTTTGAGTTTGGCACTATTGACATCAGCAGTTACTTTGCCAACATCGTCGGGTTCACTAGACTCGGCTACTCGACTTTGTGTTTTGATACTGTCATATATGCTGGGTTTCTTTACAAAGCCTCCAGAATTTTCGTCAGATGATTCTCCTGAGTCAGTGATTCTCATGGTTTCAATATTGTATTCTAAGTCAATTTTCTGTCCCACACCTGTACTGCTACGACTTTTCATGCACTGAATTTGATAGCGACCACGTTCTTTCATGGCTCTGGAAGTAAAAATACCAAATACATTGTCAGCTGTGTTAATTTTACTGATACCACCAGAAATATGACTGTGGTCAAATTCCACTTCTTCCACTGCTGACCTATTCAACTGACTAGCGGTGACAAATAAAACATTGAGTTCTTTGGCCAAATTGCGTAGTTCTTCGCTCACATACTTGTCTTTGACAAACAGGTCATTGGGACTAACTTTGGCACTCACTGGCATCAATAAATCCAAATAGTCAACCATGATAAAGTCTACTCTGAGTCCAGTTTGTATTTGTACTTCTTTGATATAACTTCTAATGTCGTTGATATTGCTTTGTGCCGGCAGTGCTTTGACTCTGTACTGACCGGATTTTTTGGCCATCATTTTCACTTTGAGTTCAGTGGTATCAATGTCTTTGCGTATTTCTTTGGTGCCCATGTTGGTCAGCATGGCATCTGTTCTAAGTGCACACAAATCTTCACTGAGTTCTAGACTCACATATACACCACTGAGACCTTGTTGTAACCAATTCAGTGCAATATTCATCATCACAAGACTTTTGCCGGATCCAGATCCGCCGGCAAAAATATTTAATTCACCACGACTGAACCCGCCGTACAACAACCTATCCATCTGTGGCCAACCAGTTGATACCTGGCCACCTGAGTTGAAATATCTGTTGATACGAGCTGCAGGATCTTCAAAATAATCTATGCCCATGTCTTTGGTCAGGCTGATTTGTACTGCATCTTTGATCAATTTTTCCACCGGATCATAGTCGCCTTTTTCTAACAAATCTGCTGATTTCAAAATTGCTCGTTCTAGTTCTTGCCGACGAGTAAATGATTCAAATTCTTGCATGAACCATTCAAAATGGCCCTCATTCAGATCAGGTGTATACTCTAGTTTGATACCTGTACTGGCAGCAATTTGTTCTCGAGTGGGCAATGTCTTATACTCTGCACTGTGTTTTTTGACAAACTCTGCAGCTGGTCTCAGACTGCGATCAAAGTTTTCAGGGTTATAAATATTTTGTACCCGTATATAACTAGATGCATCTTGCAGCATCATCTCCAAAAACAATCGTTGAACATCAATTCCGTATTCTTTTAACACACAAATTCCTTGTAATATTTTCCTATTTTCAAACTATTTTGCCAGTTGGTGCCTCTACGCTGATCAATTAGATTTAATTGTTGTATCCAGTTATCATTGGCAGTGTCAGATAGGGTAGATTCTAAATAATTAGCCATGTTTTGCAATTTTAATCGAGTCTTTAACTGGTCAATTACCAACTTTTTAATTGTTATATCAAGATTTGCTGGACTAAAGTTGTTTGCTAATTGCCAATTAAAATCTGATATATCGCCTTCTCGATTTGAATTAAGATTTTGTTCAAACCAATCTACCACATCTATCATTTCAAGTATATTATAACTGCCTACCGTGACATTGAACCCAAACATTACATTACTGGGTAATTGTGCTTGCATAGTCAGTAAATTTTTATTGACTTGTGCCCATTGTGCAGGCCATCTTACGTATTCAAATGCTATACCAATGGCATCAATGCTGAAAAATAATTTGACTAGTCTGGCTTTTTTCCATAGATCAATAAGTTGCGTATCAGGCATTACAGTACCATTGGTATTATAACTTATAAATGTATTTTTTAAAATGCCTTGTTGTTCTAATTTTTTTAAAATTGAAGTTTGATCACTGTTCAGTAACGGTTCTCCGCCATTGAAATGTATTTTTTTAATATTAGAAAGATCCAGATTGTTTAAAAAATTGTTATTTTTTTGAAATCTTCGACCTATACTTGCTAGC